CGATGAAGAGGTCGAAGTAGCAGTTACCTGGTTTGCGGAGCGTCTTCTGGGCAAGCGCCTGGCTCGAAATATCTCCATTGATGTCGAATTCGATGATGATATAGAAGCATATGGCTATGCCGCAAACATGGATGAAGTCGAGCGCAATCCGCGCATTTTCGAGTTGCAGATAAACTCCAGGATTTCGAAGGAGCGCCAGCTCGAGGTTATAGCCCATGAGATCGTCCATATCAAGCAAATGGCCAGAAACGAGCTGCGCTTGTCGTCGGGTGTCAAGGTATATCATGACGGTAGGGTTGTTTGCCATGATGTCGGCTTCTGGATGGGCAAGGAATACCTTGTCAATGATGACACCTATTGGGAGTTGCCTTGGGAAATCGAAGCCTATGATCGAGAGATTGGTCTTGTCAAGAACTTCGATAAGTATATGAAAACAGTTTAGGGGGTGGTGGCAGAATGGCTATGCGCTTGTCTGCAACACAAGTCTATGTCGGTTCGATTCCGGCCCACTCTTCCAAAACAGGAATAAAAACATGACATGGAATGCAGCAAAGAAGTTTGGTCGTCGCAAGGCGTCCAGCTGGGGTCGACTGACTTCTAAACACCAGAAGCGCATGGGCGCGAAGGCCGTTCGTCGGCTGCCCATAAAGGATAAATAACTCAAATGGACATCAAGACCGGAACAGAGTTCCTTCATACCAAGTGGCTGGCTAAAGATTACCTGTCACCGATGCGATGTGTGATTACCAAGATCAAGCATGATGTGGTATATTGGCAACCAGTTAATGGTGGTTCGCCGATGATGTTCGATCTTGACGAAGCCGACAAGTGGATCAAGGAGATCGTAGAATGAAATCCTCAGATATTCAGGAAGCCGTCTATGCATGGGCCATGGAACGGAGTGATGTCTTCAATGCACCTTATGGTGTTCTCACGGGTTGCGAGAGCGACAAGGGTAATAAACAGAGATGGACGGTGACGTTCGGTATCGCCCATGTTCTGGATGTGACTGTCACAATATACAACCCAGGTTTCATCATTCTGGAAGACAATATGGACGGTAGAAGACTGTTTAAGTCTTTTCCTGACATGATGAAAGAGATGAAACAGCAATACGGTAAGAGCGAAGTATGAAATGTAATGAAATCGGTCGTTGATTTGGTCAGAACCACCAGACATTGCCGTGTTCATCTAGATATTATATATTATATTGAGTTTCGACTCCGGCACCAAATTATGGATCAAATGGAGGCTCAAGTCGAAAATCAAGTCCGGCAATATATATGGAGCGAATTTCGCTTCAGAATCGATGAAGAATCATTGAATGACTGATCATGATGAATATCTAAATCATCACTATGGGTCGTGTAATCTCGGCGCCAAATGCCAATGTCTAAGAACTGGATGGCGACCTGATATATGTGTTCAATGGAATCCATGTGGTGCCAAGACATGGGAAGAACTATACGAATGGCAAAAAGAGTTTCGCTCCCGTAGCTCAGTGGATTAAGAGCATTCGGTTTCTACCCGAAGGGTCGTGGGTTCGAATCCTACCGGGAGCGCCAATTCAAGGAAAGATTATGAAGTTTATCGGGGATGTTCACGGCAAATATAAGCAATATGAGAGGATCATCTCCGACTGCGAGAATTCCATTCAGCTTGGTGATATGGGAATCGGCTTCAAGAGATTAAATCCTGTTGAGGGTAAGTCACCGTTTTATCCTAATCCGTCTTATGATAAGATGATTAAAGGAAATCATAGGTTCATTCGTGGCAACCATGATAATCCGGCGGTTTGCAAGAGACACACCCAATACATCTATGATGGGCGGACCGAGGATGGTATGATGTTCATCGGAGGGGCCCTTTCCGTTGATCGCGCATGGCGAACAGAGGGAATGGATTATTGGACCGATGAGGAATTGACACAGAGAGAATTTTTCCAAATGAGGAATATCTATGTCGAATATAAGCCTCGACTGATGGTCACACATGAATGCCCGGATTCCATAGCGGATCTGTTGCTGCATAATCGTGCCAAATTCGCAGACTGGTCGATCACTCGACAAGCCTTTAACGGCATGTTCGAGGAATACAAGCCCGAGGCTTGGATATTCGGCCACTGGCATCTTGATTTCGACCAGTCCATTCTGGGTACGAGGTTTATCTGCCTGAATGAGTTGTCGACCATCGATCTGGATATGGATGATCTAACAAAAGGAAAGATTATTTCATTTAAAGCTTGACATTGGTCTTCCAATGTGTTATAAATAGCATGTAATCGATGAAAAGAACTGAAAGGCGATCAAGACGGGGCTTCGATGCCCCCACCTCCACCATAAGCGGATGGAACAGGACGCTGGCTCTATGAAGTGAAATAGGGAAGTAGCTACCCGAAGGCATGGAGAGTTCATCCGTTTATGATGGGGGTGAAAGGTTTCGATTGGCGCGTAATAGGAACTTGGAGATTACGGGGTGATTCCCTATCGATCAAAACTACAAATGCTAATGATAACCACTACAATAAGGAATTCGCTCTAGCAGCGTAGTTCCTTGGGGTTTCGTAGGTTTTCCTTGCAACAGAAAAACCTACACCAGTTTTGCGGAATGGAGCAGCGGTAGCTCGGGTGTCTCATAAGTACCAGGTCATCGATTCCTACCGCCCTTGCCCTTTTATGTATGAAAGAAAATATATAATGAATTGCTTCAAGTGTGAAACGCCTCTCATAAATGTGAGAGAAAAATATAACCAGCCTATGTCCGGATTAGAGTTCACCACGCATGGACATTATGGTTCATCATTTTTCGATCCGATGGACGGTTCGCAGATAGCAATAAACATTTGTGATGATTGCCTAAAATCCAATAGAGAAAATATCATTCGGATTGTCCGACATAATCATCCAGCAGATGTTGACTATGTAGAATATGAAAGTTTAGCAAATGAAGAATAATATGAATCCTGGTATGGAATATCTCTATGTGGGTAAGGATGTGGTCACTCAAATCGGTGATATTATCCAAGAATATCGTAATCCGAGAAATGATGGTTGGGTCCAAGATGGCTATCGGCAACAGTTGGTGGCCATTTCTGCCATGATCCAAGACGCACTTCGACCGACCGACTTCGATGTTGAAGATATTGACCCCGCGAAGCGATCATGGTATTATGACGGGCACGGCAAGAGGGTACTCAAGGACCAATGAAAGTTAAAATAGGACCCTATAGAAGCTGGATCGGGCCGTATCAGGTCGTTGCGCCTCTAAAATATCTGGGTATGTCCGAGAACGCTCGCGATTGGATTGCGTACCGCATTCCTTCTGCACCATTCGAATGGCTCCATCGAAAGAAAAAGCGCAAGATCACAGTCCGCATTGATGATTATGATGTATGGGGTGCAGATCATACCCTTGCTCTTATCATTCTTCCCACCCTCAAGAGATTGCGCGAAGTGAAGCATGGTGCGCCCCACGTCGATAATGAGGATGTGCCTGAAAATCTCCGCATCCTTTCTATGGATGAAAATGATTCGGGTGATGCTTTTCAAGAGAGATGGGACTGGGTGTTGGAAGAAATGATCTGGGCATTTGATAATATTGTGGCTGATGATGATGGGAATGATCCGTTCTATAATGAAAAATCACATGACTATGATATTGACAGCCGAAATGCTCATGATGGTCGTATGCAAAAAGCACTGATCCTCTTCGGTAAATATTACAGGAATCTTTGGGACTGATGAAATCTGTCCAAAACCAAATCATTGAGGAAGACTATTTCCTCAACGACTAAATAGATCATTCCAATCGAACGAAAGGACGATCTATGAAAACCTTGATGATATTGGTCCTCACATCATTGCTGGGGATATCACAAGCAACTGCACATGGAAATAGTATGACAGGAAATGCCTCATGGTATGGTCCTGGTTTTCATGGCAAAAGGACCGCAAGTGGAGAACGATTCAACCAAAACGCATCCACTTGTGCCCATAGAACACTGCGTTTTGGAACTACTGTGAAACTTGTTAATCTAAGGAATAATCGAACTGCACATTGTCGCATAAATGATCGTGGACCATATTCTGGTGGACGAATCATTGACGTTTCAAAGGCAGTAGCCCAACAACTGGGTATGATTAGTTCTGGAACGGCAAGAGTGAAAATCATAATCCTATAGGAAGAAGGAAGCTAAAATGAAGAAGGTACTTATTGCGTCTTTTATCGGTGTTTCGGCTCTGGCTCTCGCAGGCTGCAGCCAACATCAAGCGAATAATGCAGCCAAGGGAGCTGTTATCGGTGGTCTTATCGGCGGTGTCGTAGGTCTCGGTATCGGTGCTGGTCCCGGGGCTGTAATCGGTGGCACACTATATTCTACAGCCGCTGTTGCTACTGCTGGTGCAGTCGGCGGTGCGGTTATTGGTGGTGTGGCTGGCGCAGCCGCGAACTAATATCAATTGGAGTCCGGTCATTACGGCCGGACTCCTTACCCAAGGAACATGAATATGATGAAAATCTTGACGACGATTGCATTTGTATCAACCCTGATGGTTGGCACAGCACAAGCCGAAGTATTCTATTCGTCAGATCAGGTCGGAGTATGGGAGACATTTGGCACAACAGGTAACGGAGAACTCAATCCTGCTTGTGTTGCATTGTCTGAATGGGATGATGGTTCTGATATACAGTTTACAAAAGATCTGGCTAGTCAGGAGTTATATATTCGGATCTATAATGTCAATTGGGATATGTCGGATGAGCCCGGGACTGAAGTAGAAGTAAGGATCAACTTCTGGAAAGATGATCGATTTGTCGAAGGTGGAACAACATCGATGATTATCATAAATCATAATACCGTTGTGGTGCCCTGGTTGGAAGCAACTAAGTTTACTCCTGACTTTATGGAAAATCATGTGATGAAATTCGTCATGCCAGGTGAGGTTTCCAATATCCAAGTATCACTAGATGGAAGTTCAGCGGCTGTCGTAAATATGGCCAAATGCATGGTAGAGTATGACTCGAAGAATCCTTCTGGTAAGAATACCTCAACTGTCCCAGGAAAGGATGCATAATGAGAAAAATAATCCTATCGTGTATGGTTGTCCTATTTACAATGGCTACCATACCTGCTATGGCTCATGATAGAAATCGAAATCGAGATCGCCACCATAGACATAATAATAATGAAACGGCCATTATCGGGTTGTTTCTGGGTCTGATAGGAGGAGCGATGATCGTGAATAGAAATAACCATGACCATTATCGACCTCGACAATGCGAAACATTCTATATCCAAGAGTGGGATCCATACATACCAGGATACAGGCCAGTGCCATATACGAGATGCAACTAAACAAGGGCCCTGCGGGGCCCTTTTCGCATAAATAGTTCTGATATTCAATCAAGGAACTATTAAATGGCTGATCTTGGAGGAAAAACAACAACTGGCGAACTTGCATGGAATAAATATGTATATAAGAATACTAAATGGCGCGACCTAAAATTGGAATCTGAATATGATGGTACATTGCTAACTAGAAAAAGCAATAAGCTTGTGGCAATCCTTGAGTTCAATAAAGGAACTCCTATAAAACTAGAAAGAAATTCACTAAGAAATATTTTAGGGTTCGATTATGCAGAAGTGAGGATCAAAAATAAAAGCGGTTTCGTATTACCCAGAGTTATAAGAAAACCTACCAACTTTAAACCTACGGGGTATGAGGTAGAAGTTGTTAATATGATAAACAAAGTTATTGCCGAAAACGGTAATATACCCATTGACATAAAAATCAAGAATATGGGCGGTATATATAAAGGAATTTCTGGGGCAATCCAGGTTGATTCTCATATTAAAAGAAATGCTGGAATAAAGGCTGATCCGAAAGCAGACATCATTCTTTATGTGGACAAAAGACGATTAGATTATACTAAAAACATATATATTTCACATAAAAAAGAGGGTGGACCAGAAGCGTTTCAGCAATATGGCGGTGTATCAAATACATCTGGCTCAGATATTTACGATCATCCAGAAACTAGAAAATTTCTCAAGGCTGTTATCGAAAACATAGAGGACGACAAACTACAGCAACCTCTTTTCATGAAAGTTAGGGATAGCAGATTAAAAAATATGTCTATTTTCGGTCCAGATTTTGGACATAATTTTGGTCTACAACATACACAAGTGATAGGCCAAGGGCTGCCTAAATTGAAAATAACAAGAAGCGAAAATGTTTGGGAATTAGACTTTTCGTCGCACATGTCAACTTCAGGAGATTTATCTCATTTTACAGGTGGTTATACTCCAGTCTTTGGTGCCACATATCGCGCTGGACGAGGATTTGATTTTGCTGGAAAAAGATATAATGGTGCTAGAGTAGGTATATATCCCATTAAACTTATAGAAACAAGAAGTGGTGTTCAGGAAATAAAATGATAAAATACCAAGAATTCCTAGAAGAATCAAAGGTTGATAAGAACCTCCACCTGGAGCACCTGGAAGACGAGGTTCTCAATGGTGGGGTTGACGGCACAAGACGAGCCATCACATTTCTTATGTCGCTCCGAGACATGTTGGCTGGCCACACATCATCCAAAATGAATGTGACGACTAAATGGGATGGTGCACCCGCGATCTTTGCTGGCATCAATCCCGAGAATAAAAAATTCTTTGTTGGCACGAAAAGTGTCTTCACCCAAAACAAACTCAACTATACATATGATGATATCGACAAGAATCACCCCGGCGAAGGTCTATCCCAGAAACTGAAATATGCACTGAAATATCTACCCGAACTCGGCATCCAGAATGTGATCCAAGGCGATATGATGTTTATCAATGCTGATCTCAAGGGCGACACTATCGAAGGTGTACGGCATATAACATTCCAACCCAATACAATCGTTTATGCAGTGCCCGAGAACACAACCCTAGCCAATCAGATCACAAGCGCAAAAATGGGTGTCGTCTGGCATACCACATATACAGGTAAGGATGTTGCTTCTATGAAAGCATCATATGGTGTGAACATTGGCCGATTATCTCCTTCCAAGAATGTCTGGTATAGAGATGCATCATTTGTTGATGCATCAGGTACAGCAACATTCACAAGTAGTGAAACGGCTGAAATAACAGCCATTCTCTCACAAGCAGGAAAAATATTCCGTGATATATCTCCTCGAACCCTCAATATGATAGCGTCTAACGACTCCATCAAGATTAAAATCAAGACATGGAATAACACAAAGGTCCGTGAAGGCCAGGTCATAACAAATACCAGCCTTCATACAAGAGGTCTTATCCAATCTGTTGGTGAGAAAATGAATGCACATATCCTTGATGCAAAGATGGCCGATACCAGAATGAATCGAACGAAGGAAAAGACATTGGTCATGTCATTCTATAGAGCCAATGCCAATCAGCTAACGATGATATTCGATCTCATGAATCTCCTGACGCGAGCCAAGAATATTATCGTGAAGAAACTCCAGATGGTTCGGGACATTGGCACATTCATCAAGACGGATTCAGGATATAAGGTGACTTCGCCGGAAGGATTTGTGGCTATTGATCACATCGGCAATGCCGTCAAACTTGTTGATCGTCTTGAATTTAGTCATAACAATTTTACTGTGGCAAAGACATGGACTAAATGAAAAAAGGAACACTAAACATCTTCGACATTGACGGAACTCTATTCAATTCCGACACAGCCGTCCATCTAAACAAAAACGGCAAGAGTGTGGGCAAACTCTCACATTCACAATACAACCAACATAAGCTGAAGGATGATGAGGAGTTTGATTACCATGAGTTCAGGTCAGGTACATATTTCCGTAAGGCCATAAGACCCATTGCTTCGATGCTGGATAAAGCCAATAGGATTATAGCACGGCAAACAGGCCTATCCCGAACAATCATCGTGACTGCGCGATCCGATTTCAAGGACCATCATGAGTTTTTGGATGCATTCCGCGACCATGGCTTTCCCATCGATCAGGTGCATGTAGAGAGAGCTGGCAATCTGGTAAGAGGTGGTAATGCAACCAGAAATATGCGACCCAAGATAGCCAAGGGTGCTGTCATCCGTCGATATATCAAGTTGGGCTACTATGATCGGATCCGAATGTGGGATGATGATCCTGAAAATCTCAATATCCTAATAAAACTGGGTCAAATCCATCCAGAAGTTAAGGTTGAAGCATATCTGGTTGATCCAAATAGCGGCAATACGACACGATATGGTAGCCTCCGGGAAGAAATCTATGTACCGGATGTGATTCATCGCACTATCCGTACGACCCTAAACGAGAGGTTGTATAAATAAGAGTAACAAATTCCTATAGAGGGGATTTGAATTTCCTACAGAGGGAATCTATGTCTAAAAAGATTGTATTTGTGTTCGGAAGATTTCAAGGTATAACATTCGGCCACAAAAAACTCATTGATAAAACTATCCAATATGCTCAACGCAATGGTGCCGAACATCGGATTTATACAAGCCGAACGCACGATTCCGTCAAAAATCCTATACCTTATGACCGTAAGATAATCCATCTCCGAAAAATATTCCCCTACGCCAACATCTATGATGATAACAAGCCTCGGGTTATATACCATATTGCAAAGGGCCTGAGCGATGAGGGTTATGATGATGTGACGATGATTGTCGGTCAGGATAGAGTGGAAGACTTCAAGAATGCCATCCTCAAGTTTGTAAAAGACCCCAAAGCCAAAGATTACGACCCCAAGAAACATTATGGTTTCAGGAAATTCAATGTGGTTTCTGCGGGTGATCGTGATCCGGATGCAGAGGATGTGACAGGTGCCTCAGGCACCAAGATGCGTGAGTTTGTCCGCACTGGTGATTTCGAGTCATTCGCAAAGAATACACCCACAAAAAATGCCCAGATAGCCCGAGCAGTCTTCAATGACATGAGAAAAAATCTCAAAGAAGACCGCGATCCTATTGGTCATACACTATCTCGCGATCTAATGCCTCAGATCACAAATCCCGATGATTTCATATCACATCTCAAGGATGATGGTGTTGAATCGCATCGCGTCAATCTTCATCCCGATGACCTGAAATCTTCACAGATGGAGTTTGATGGCAAGAAGGTTCGGTCTATGATGGCCAAACCTTCGAAAAAGCCTATTATCGTCTCGAATGACGGCCATATCATGGACGGCCATCACCGTTGGTTGGCTGATAAGAAGATGAACCGGAAGGTGGATGCACACCACGTGGATTTACCCATCCTTGATCTCATTACAAGAGCGAGAACATACACCACACTAACAGAAGAATCTGATATTGACCATAAGGGGTTCAAGCCTCTTCTGGACACCTTCATTGCGTTTGCATGTAAGGAACTCGGACTGGATGATCTACCATCATTTGAGTTGATGAAAAAGGATGATAATGGTCAATCTTTCGGTGGTTATCATCCTAACTCGAACCATATTGTCGTCGCGACCAAGGATCGACATCCTATGGACATATTCCGAACAGTCGCGCATGAACTATGCCACCATATGCAGAACCTTGAGGGTCGAATCAAAGATGTTGCACAAGAGGGTGGCACAGGTAGCGATATAGAGAATGAAGCCAATGCAAAGGCTGGTGTGGTCATGCGAAACTTTGCAAAGAGCAATCCTGAATGCTTTGGTCTAACTCATGTAACAGAGGAAGTTCTGGAAGAAGGCCTTAATGATCCAGCCAAGTTTAAGGTCGTCTTTCTAGGCGGTGGTCCTGGTTCGGGAAAAGATTATGTCCTAGATATGGCTCTCAAAGGTCATGGTATGACAGAGATCAATTCCGATCAAGCACTTGAAATGATCATGAAACAGAGTGGCCTTTCACTTGCCATGCCTCCTGAGGAGGAAGAGCAAAAAGATAAGGCTCGGGACAAAGGCAAAAAAACAATAAAGCAAAGAGGTGACCTCCAAATTCAAGGTCGAAAGGGTATCATCATCAATGGCACTGCGGATGATCCCAACAAAATCCTGAAACTGAAAAAGAAGCTTGAAAATCTTGGTTATGATGCCAAGATGGTATTCGTCCATACTGATGATAATACTTCCAGAGAACGAAATCTCGATAGAGGTAAGATAGACCTCAAAACAGGTAAGCCGATAGGTCGGACAGTACCCGAAAATGTTCGAAGTGGCAAATGGGAAACGTCTCAAGCCTCTCGGGATGTTTATAGAAAGATGTTCGGCAGACACTATCACGAAGTTGATAACTCGGTCGATCTAAGAACAGCACATCCAGAAGTCAAGCAGAAAGTCCTGAAGCAGTTCGGTGCTATCTGGAAAGAAGTTAGAAAATTCACAAAAGAAGCACCATCAAGACCCCAGGCCCATAAGTGGCTGGAAGGTGAAATGAAGGACCGCGGCATTCAGAAATTCAAGCCACCAAAGGCTCACCAGACATTACCTTCTCAGCACGATTCCGATGCAAAGAGAATGGGATTGGCATATCTGGGATGGGGTCGTTATGGTAGAAAAGATGGAACAGGTCATGGTGTGACAACCCATTATGTAAAGGATAATAAGTTGATTCCAAAACAGCAACTCCAACTCATGCAACAGCATCAGTTGGCTGAAGATGACGATACATCTCAAGAGGATGTCATCATGTCCAAAATGAAACGAAAGAAAGTCTCCAAGAAGGGTGAAGCCGATAGAAAGTTGGCTGAAACGATCAATGACCGGTTCGACACATTCCTAGAAGGCGCAGTAAAGCCCTCGGATAGAGAGGAAGCAACGGACAGCCTCGCCGATACCTATGCGAAAGATACCCCAGGTGAAGGTAAGAAAAAAGGCAATGAGATCGTTGTCCATAAATCACCCAAGGGATGGAAAATCGGTGGACCAGGTGGCCGGGCTGATAGATCATCCACAACAGGTAGAATGCCTGTCTTTGGTTCAGGATCATCCAGTTATGCAACCGGTATAAATGAGGGTCTTATCCCTCTTACGGAAGAAGTGCTGCCTGATCGTAAACAGATCATCGACTGGGCACTATCCGAGACGACAAAGCAGCGATTTGGTGCCAAATACGGCCCTCAGGCTGCGGAAAAGATCATCGAAACGGCATATAGACTCGAAACAATGAATGAAAGTGGAATTACCGGACCCAAACGACTCCGAGACATCAAGTCTAAGTTCGGAAATCAATAAATAGTAACAGGAATATTATAACTTTTATAGAAGGTATGGAGCAATGTTCAACAAATTCAATCAAAAAGATGACCCTCTACTTGATAGCGTAAAGGGTGTCATTGACACAAATCAGATTCATAGACAGGCCAGAACGGCTTTCAATGAGGCGTTGGGCATTCAGGATCGAAAGGAGCTTCCACATGAACTCCTTTATGATTACGACCAAGAGCTAGCCGCCTTTACATCCAAGACACTCACAGAGGGTGTTATGGCACTGGACGAGCTATCAAAAAGTGTCCTTAAGTCATATTCTAAGAAGGCAAAGAAATCAAGTGACGACCTTCGCGACACAGTAGATTTCAATGACCCAAAAAATAAGAAGTTGGGAACAAAGCTTGATAATAGAGATGAAGGCCGTGCAAAGGCCTCGGCGCGACTTCGAGGTAAAATTGGTGTAAGCAAGTATAAACTCAAAGAGGAAGAAGCTATCCATCCTAATCAGCAAAAGCTTGATGTTCATGAACCTGATAAGGATAAGCTAACTAAGGATGATTTTGATAAGCTTCGTTCCTCAAAGAATATGGCAGACACACAAAAAACATTTCCTAATGTAAAGCATTTTACTAAGGCCGGTCATCCGGACTGGAAAAAGCATGACATCAAAGAGGAAAAGGCTCTGGAAGAAGGCAAGGATGCACAGGGTAATGACACATTCTATGCGCCTTCACTGAAGAGTAAGAAAGATCGCCTATCGCGAATGATAGCCAATAAACTGGGCAAGAAAGCATCCAAGATGAATGCCAAGAATAAGGATGCACCTAAGGGTCTTGTCCGAATGGCAGAAGACAGATTGGATGAAGGTAATCCTATTTCCAGATACATTCATAAGATCAAGGCCAAGAGTGCTGGAAAGAAGGCTGATAATGCCTTTGATGATGGTGATGAGGCTGAGTTTGTGAAACAGACCGACAACCAGCAACGCCATAAGGTCAAGTCTGGTGGTAAGATGAGCCCCCATTATACGAAGAAGGCATTGGGCGAAGACCTCGATGCGGTCCTTGAAGAAATCGGCACACATCTTTATAGTCAATACTCATATGTTTGTGAGAACTATTCAGAGGAAGATGTTCAGTTTTATATCGACAATCTTAGTGAAGAGCAGGTCGAAATCCTAGAAAATACAATTAACGAACTAAAAAATTTTGGTAGTGAATTTAAAGCTGCCCGAGCGCGCGGTGAAACTGAGTTTGAATATGGTGGCAAAAAGTTTAATACTCGGCAGAAGGGCGAAAGTGATTCTGCATGGAAGGCAGGAGCAGCCCGAGAAAAAGCTAAACAAACTCCAATTCCTAAACCAAGTCCAATTGCTCCAGCTCCAGCCAAGCCGGCTGCCCCGGCAAAGGCGGCTAACTTTGTGCCGCCGGCGGCGATGCCGACGCTGCCGGGCTTGCGGTTGCGCGGCGGCAGCGGGTTCGACGCGGGTTCGGGCGGCAATGGCACGGGTCGTCCCGTCAAGACTTCAACTTTATCTCCACAATATCCAACCGCAGCAAAGCCACCTGAAGGATTTACAGGTCCAAGTGTCCCTCCAAAAAGTACAATAACTCTGGTACAACGGAACCCTGAAATAACCGATGATGAATTGACCGCAAAAAATAGTAAACAAGTAGGATATCAAGCAGCGGAGCAACGTAGTAAAGCACAACGAGACCTCAATGTTGCTTCTTCTGATTTAAAATCACAAACAGTTATTAATCCCAATAATACATCTAAGTTTTCACCTCCTAGTGATGTGAAGGCC